ATTTTAGTGCTAATTGATCAACCAGCCCAAACCCTGGCGCTGGACCAAAAACAAGGAGTACGAAATGCCTAACAGTGGAGAAAACAAAAGCCGGGTCGGGCTGAAAGACTTGTACATCGCCGAAGTGCTGCAAGACGACGAGAGCGCCTTTGTCACCGGCACCCCCGAACGCTTCGCACCGGCGGCCGAGGCCAACTTCGAGCCGACCGTGTCAAGCGAGACCCAATACGCCGACGATGCGCCGCACGACGTGATGAACGCCGAGGGCGAAACGAAAGTCACCGGCAAGGTGACCAGCATCCCCTTCCCAACGCTGGCCAAAGCCACCGGCAAAACGTTCGACGCCGCCAGCGGGCGCGTGTACGATAGCCCCGGCGCCACCCCGCCCTACTACGCCCTGGGCTGCCGCTCGTTGAAAAGCAACGGCAAATACCGCTACTACTGGTTCCTGAAGGGCCAGTTCAGCATGCCGAAAGAAGAATTCACCACGCGTGGCGAGAAGCCGGAGCCGAAGCTGCAAGAGTTCACCTACACGGCGATCCAGACCATCCACCCGTTCGACCTGGGCGGCGGGGTGACCAAAGCCCTCAAGCGGGTGATGGGCGACGAAGACACGACCAACTTCGACGCCACCGGCTGGTTCCTGCAGGTGCAGACCCCCGCCACCACCGCCCCCTCGGCCCTGGCGCTCTCTTCGAGCGACCCGGCCGACGGCGCCAGCGGCGTGCTGGTGACCAAGGCGCCCACGTTGACCTTCAACAACGCCCTGATCGACGGGTCGGAGGCCAACATCGTGCTGACGAAATCGGACGGTACGATCAAGGCGGCCACGTATGCCATCGACACGGCCCGGAAGATCATCACAATTACCCCGACCACCAATCTGGCGGCGGCTACCGATTACGTGATTGCCATCGCCGTGACCGACGTGTTCGGCCAGACCCTGCGGGCCGTGCTGAACTTCACCACCGCATAACGTTTGCACGCAAACGTTTTATCCGCCTATCGGAAAGGGAGACCTTTCCGATAGGCCAGAAAGGGTATTTCCATGCCTGTCGCAATCAAGCTCACCCTGTACGACCCCAAGACGAACGAAGTCATCCACGAGCACACCCAACTCTTCGTGCCCTGGAAGCTGCTCAAGAAGGCGATCCAGGTCGAGAAGGAAATCGACAACCTCGACGACATGTCTGACGAAACGGTCGACGCCGTCGCCGCACTGGTGGTCGAAACGTTCGGCAACAAATTCACGGTCGATGAACTGGACAACGGCGCCGACCTGGGCGAGATGTTTTCCGTGGTCAACCAGATCATCGCGGTGGCCAAGAACGCAAACCCTACCCATCCGGGGAGCTAGAACCGTCCCCGGAACATAACGAATTCTGGATCGAAGACCTGGAGATCGCCATGGTCAAAGCATTTGGCTGGAGCTTGTATGAGATCGACGAGACCGACGTAACCAGCCTGGCGCGTTTCCTGGGCCGCCTCGGCGCCCCGGCAGACGCTCAGGCGCCGGCGGCCTACTGCGACCAGGTAGATTGGATGTGAGTATGGGCGATTCGCGACTTTCAGCGCGCTTCGGCGCCGACACGACCGACTTCAAGACCGGGATCAACGCGATCAACCGTGAGCTAAGAGTGGTCGAGAGCGGTTTCCGGGCCTCGGCCTCGGCCCTGGGCGACTGGAGCAGCTCGGCCACCGGGCTGGAGATGCGCGCCAAGACGCTGACCGGCGCCATCGCCCTGCAGAAGGAAAAGGTCGGGGCGCTGGCGGTGGCTCACGAGCGGATGGCCCAGGAGCACGGCGAGACCTCGGTCGAGGCCCAAAAAGCCGAGATTGCCCTCAACAAAGAGACCGAAACACTCAACAAGATGGACGTTGAGCTGCGCCAGAGCTATGGCAGCCTGGCCGAGATGACCAGCCAGAACAAGAACGCCGGCGACGAATCGAAAAAGGCGGAAGAGAAGCACGCCACACTCAAGGAACGCCTGAGCGAACTGACCCAGAAGGCGGGGGAAGCGGCCCGGTCGCTGGGCGGCGAGCTGGCCGAGGGCCTGAAGACCCTGGGAAAGGCCGCCGTGGCAGCCGTGGCCGGCCTGGCGGCGGCGGTGGCCGGGATCGGGGCGGCGATCGCCGGGCTGGTGGTCAAGACCGCCCGAGCCAGTGACGAACTGGTGGCGCTGAGCGACAAGACCGGGATCAGCGTGGAGCGGCTGCAGGAGATGGCCTATGTGGCCGACCAGGTGGGGGTGAGCCAGGAAACGCTGACGGGGTCGTTCGCCAAGCTGACCCGCTCGATGGCCGGCGGCAGCGATGCTTTTAGCAAATTGGGCGTCGATGTCAAAGACGCCAAGGGCAGCTTGCGCGATACCGAGGCCGTCTTTGGCGACGTGATCGCCGCCCTGGAGAAGGTCGAGAACCCGGCCCAGCGCGACGCCCTGGCGATGGAGATCTTCGGCAAGAGCGCCATGGAATTGAACCCGCTGATCAAGGCGGGGACGGACGAGATCTCGCGCTTGAGCGACGAAGCCCACCGCGTGGGGGCGGTGATGAGCACCGAGAACGTCAGCGCAATGGCGGAGTTTTCGGACACCCTCGACAGCCTGAAGGCCGGGCTCAAGGGGACCCTCGGCGAGTTGGCCGGGGCTTTCTTGCCCGGCTTCCAGGGTCTGGCAGGCCAGGCCGGCGGGTACCTGCAGCAGTTCTCCGAAATCGTGCGCGGCTCGGGCGGCGACATCGGCAAGATGGCCGAGGGGATCGGCGGGCTGATCGGCAGCATCGTGAGCGACCTGGCCAAACAGGCCCCCAAGATGCTCACGGCCGGGCTCAATATCATCAAAGGCCTGGTCAACGGGATCGTCAAGAACCTGCCCACCCTGATCCCGGCGGTTACGCAGTTGCTCAGTAGCCTGGTGACATTCCTGGTGCAAAATCTGCCGATCATCATCAACGCCGGCATCCAACTGCTGGTGGCCCTGGCGAAAGGGATCATCCAACAACTGCCCCTGCTGCTCCAGGCCGCCCTGCAAGTGATCTTGTCTCTGGCCCAGGGCATTCTGGCGGCACTGCCCGAACTGATCCCGGCGATTATGGCGATCATCCCGCAGATGATTGCTATTCTGACCGAGATGCTGCCCCAACTCATCGAAGCCGGCATCCAAATCCTGGTGGCGTTGATCCAGGGCCTGGCCCAGGCCACCCCGCAGATCATCCCGGCCGTGGCGGGGCTGATCCCGGTGGTCGTGCAGGCCCTGATCGACAACCTGCCGGCGCTGATCGGTGCCGGGCTGGAGTTGGTCAAAGCCCTGGCCAAGGGGGTGATCGATGCAGCGGTCCTGTTGGCGCAAAAGGCCCCCGACCTGATCCAGAACCTGGTCAACACGATCCGTTTAGAGCTGCCCAAGATACTGACGAAGGGGCGCGAGATTGTCGAGGAGATCATCAAGGGGATCGGTGAAAAATTCCCCGACATCATCGCTTCGGCAGGGATCATCGTGGGCAAGTTGGCCCAGGGAATAATCGACGTGGCCGGGGACATCCTGAAGATCGGCAGGGGGATCGTCGAAAAGGTCTGGGATGGCATTTCGGGGGCTGCGGAGTGGTTCTTCGGGAAAGTGAAAGGATTTTTCCGGGATTTGGTGCGTAAGGCACTTAAGGCAGTGGGGCTGCCCGAGGATTGGGCGGGGGCGAGCGCCGAAGCCGCCCAAGCAATTGCCCAGGGGTTCAGCTCAGACCTGGCCGCCTCCATAGCCAAAGCCACCGCGAACCTACAAGCCAGTGTGGCGATTGCTCCCCTGGCGCCGGCGGCTGGTGGGCCGGCGGCTGGCGGGCCGGGCGGTGTGACCCGGTTCGAAGTGACCGTCAACATCCAGGGCGGCACCGGTTTCGAACGCCAGCAAGCGGAAATCGGCATCGTCAATGGATTCAGGGGACTGGGAATCGTGCAATGAGCAATAGAATCTGCGTTTTCGCCAACCGGGCACTGCCCAATGTCGAGGCATCCCACGAGATCGGCAGCGGGCCGTCGCGGCTGCAGATCGCCGACGTGCCGGCCGGCCAGATCAGCCTGCTCGGCACGCAAGAGAAGGCCCGCCGGGGACCGCTGACCCTGGCCGTGCAGGGCAAGATCGTCGGCGCCACGTTGGGCGAGGTGCAGGCCCACCTGGAAGGCTGGAAGGCGCTGCGCGGCACGACGGACCGCCTGTGGCGGCGCATGCCGGGCGGGGGGACCGAATGGTGCATGGCCACCCTCGAATCGGTCAGCGGCGTGCACGGCTCGCGGCCGAATAGCCGCTATCAGCCGCTGACCTGGAACTTCGCAGTCCTCTCGCCGGCCTGGTACTCGTCGTATACGCTCGACTATATCGGACACGACTTCGCCAGCGGAGACCTGTCTATCCCCACCCGCCATGCCGGGATGGGCCCGGACGACACCTACCTGCTGGTTGCCGAAAGTGGCGGGAACATCGATCAGCCGTCGGTGATCATCGAAGCCCTGCCCGACCCGGTGATCGGCTTCGAGCATGTACGCATTACCAACGAGCAGACCGGCCACTACCTGGATTACACCCCTGCCGGGGCGACGACCGAAACCCTGCTGATCGACACCGCCAAACCCTCGGTGAAGATCGGCGGGGTGGGCGACTACGCCCACCTGACCAAGTCGCCAACAAAGCGGGAGTGGTTTATGATCCAGCCCAACCAAAAC